GTAAAGTCTGTGAACATTCCCTTCTCTTTCAACAGAGATCATAGTCCAGACGTTCGCGGAGATTCTGGTACTAGATAAGAAGAGTGTTGTTGACCCTGCAACAGTGCCTTGAACCTGATCTCCGATCAAATACACATTAAGCAGAGAGCTTGTACCTGACTGCCATAGACCTTTGTAACCCGTAACACTTGTCGGACGAATCCACATATCTACTGTAAAGTCGCCAGAACTTAGGTCGATATTATCGTCAGAGGTTACAAAATCGTCTGTGCCATCAAGCAGGAGTGACGCTGAACCAAACTTGGCTTGGGCTGTTGAAAGCTGCGCGTTTCCATCTGCGGTAAATGCAGAACCGCCAGTTGGCGTTAGGGCATCAGCAGAGACACCAGTGACCTCTACTGTTGCACCACCCACAACAGCAGCAGTGCCAACCTCACCCGTAGCCTCAACACCTGTTGGGAATACATTTGCCTCGGCAACAATCGAGACGCCGCCAACGCCGCCAACGGCTTCCAACCCAGTTACAGGCACATTAGCCTCCGCAACAACTGTTACGGAACCAACTGAACCTGTTGCTTTAGGAAGGTCTGTTTGACCCCACGGCATATCGCCCCAACCGAAGCGGGACCAACCGCCGATTGGAACGATGATATCTGCCATTAGGCTATCCGGATTATAGCGTTACTTGCGTCCGCTGTTGGAAAAACAATGGTGAAATCCCCTGCCGTTGACGTTTTGTCCGCGCCAAAATCCAACACAACAACTGCCGGATTAGTTACCGAAAGAGATGTGGTATTCGGAGTGGTGTTATAAATCACTGCTCCACGCGCCGTAATCGTCGCCGTAGAAAACGTCAGATCTTCAAAATCTGTAATCGCGGTAGTGCCTGGAGATGCCGGAAGAGACGGATCAATGTTAGTTAACGCTGCACCCGTCGCCGTATATCCCGTTCCACTAATCTCATTAGTCGCGTTATAGGTTTCAACAGATGCGTTCATAACACTACCAGTTCCACCAAAATCTGTTGGTACAGCACTGTTAGTGTATAGCGCCAATTTAAAGGTGTCTCCATTAGCGAGATCAAAGTCGTGGACACCGAACAAGAGTTCTTTCTTGAATGATGAGCACATGAAGTTTTGGTCAAAAGACATGTCACATTCTCCTTATAAGTTCCGCAAGCTCTGGGTGCCCTGCGTCTGTGAGTGCATTATATATCGTAGTTCTGTCACTTTTGATAGCTTCTCGTAAATAAAACTCTACGACCTTTACAACCTGCTTTTTAAACGCATTTGCTTGCGCCTGTATCGCAGGATGCGAGCCATCCGAAACAGAAATAATTTTATCAGCACACCGTTCTGCGACTTCTTCCGGAGAAAAGCCTCGACCTTGAGTGGTGTGTACCTCTACCTTAAAGTCGTTTGATAATTCTAAACCAAGCGTCATGATCTAGGAGTCCTCAAAGTACCATAACGGTACTCGTCTATTGTCTCTTGAGCCTCGCCCAAGTTTTTCAGTCGGGACACAGCTTCTCCGTATCTCTGCATGTACATCTGCATAAGGTTCATGTCCCCTTTCATGTATGTATACGCTTCAACTAAAGATCCGTAAAGCAAAGCTATCTCGGCATTCGTGCTTAACCAACTGGTGCCGCTGTCTGCTCCCGCAGTCAAAGAGGCTGGGCGATACAGATAATGTATGTCCACAGTGTAGTTAGCGTCAGGAGTTGGAGCCAGAATAAAATTATCAACGTCGAACTGGGCGTAATATCTCGGTTGTCCCGTTGTCGTCGGATCGGGCGTGTATGTCTGTACAAAGTCTAAGTCCTTAAATAATAGAAACTCAGCATCCCCACTCACATCAATGCTCAACGAAAACGGAGCAAGAAAATCAGACGGAGCAGCCAAATACTGATTTCCCGTCGTCATATTCCCCGCTTGATTCTTTTGAAACAGATTTAGCTGCACACTTTTAAGTATGCGCTCCTCCGCCAACCTAATAAACAAAGGCAGGTTGTTTACAAACGTTGTCTCGTCGTTCTCGGTGTAATCCTGAATAGCTTGCTTCAGTTCGCCGTATGTCATTGTCATGTTGTCACCGTCACTATGCCGACCTTACCTATCGCACGAATACGCTCCAATGTAGGCGCTTCGACGGTCGGAGTGTCAACGTACACCTGTAATGCTTCTGCTTGATCTGGTCGTGGATTTCGCAAGGCTTGAGGATCAGGAGAAGCCTTCGGGGGAAATAATTGTGGGTGCTTGGGATCAAACTCGTCTGGACCAACCTTTGCGCCAGTCCACTCTACCCTCATCTCACGAAGACGGTAACGGCGACCAGACCGATCAGATATTCCCCATGCGTGTTTCCCCGAAGCGTATGCCATTAAACCCTCAAATACTGAATGCTAGGCTGCAACTTCAACGGAACTCTGTCTTCGTCCTCGTCCGCTGCACGTTGGAACTCTTCTTCGTACACAGACTTTAACAACTGAAGTCTTTCCGGAGCTCGTTTCATCGCAAGATAGTAAGCAAGACCAGCAACCATACAAGGATAAAACCTAAAAGGCATGTCAGTAGTGTTGACAAGAGTATCCGCGTCCTCAATCCGCTGCACATAGTAATAAATAATTTGATCTGTCGAGTTCTCAGGAACTGCCCACAAGTTAATAACTGGATCAATCTGACGATTAAACCAAAACTGACTTGGTCGTCCTTGCGTGGTTTTGTTCGGCAGAGTTACATAATCCCCCCGACTGATCCGCTCTACTTCATAGTCAGTATCACCTCTGCGAAGAACAATCTCCAAAACATCCACAACGTCCGCCGTCAAAGTTTCCTGCGCTTGACCTTGCGTAAGAGTGATCGTTCCCTGCTCAACGGTCCACATGTTGATCCCACGGTTTGCCCAGTCCGCAAACATCAGGTTCAAAGACCGACGTGCCGTCCGAGCATCATAACCAGTGCGAACCTCTAATCCGCACCGCTCATATGCTTCCTCGATTATCTCACCGACATCGAGATTAAAGTCTCTTGAACCTGAAGTTGCCATATTTCTAACTCATATGTGGATTTTGATTTGTTTTCACGCTAACGCAGCCGCCGTTGGCATAACCAACTTTGCCTCCACGCATCATCTTAACAGGGCCTCCACGCATCATGCCGTTCACTTTACCTCCGCGCATCATGCCTTTAACTCCACGTCCTTTAAGGACGTCTGCTTGTGTTACTTTACCGTCTCCGGTTAAATCAGGGAAATTTTTATTCGGCATTTTATACACTCCTGTTTCTACGGCCTAAGATGTGCCGTTCATAATCTTGTGGGTCATAGTTCGTATAATACCCTAGTTTTTCTAACTTTGCAGCAGCGTTTTCTAATTCAGACCAACGCTGTATAAAAACAATGGCATGCTCTCTCAAATATGCAAGCAGCCATATATCAATTCCCACCGACGCAAAAAACCTATTAAGCGCCATACACTCTTCTTCTAATCGATCATAGTCGTAATCGTAGTCATAATCAAAGACCATCGTAACTTTGTATCCAGTGTTGAAAAACTTAGATGTCTCGTGCAGAACATCCGCCCACAATCCATCCGACACTAAAATTTTTACTTCATGGTTTTGAACCGCAGGCAAAGCAAAAGGACAGGCCGCTACACCGTTAGTATGCGCGGTAGGCCTTGATAGTTCTTCTGCCCATTCTCGTATCAATACACTCTCACCAATCCGCCATCAGCTTTTTTGTTCTTCCAACTTATTCTCTTTGACGACTTTTTCTTCTTAGAAGCAGATGTACACTGTGCCATAGTAGGGCGACAGGCCGGATAACTCTTACGCTTCTCACCCTTCTGACGACCACAAGGTTTGCCAGTCTTACAATCGACCCAACCCTTCCCGTCATTCTGGGAGAACCATTCACGTAATGAGTTCTTTTTCTTCGCCATCAGTACAAATTCGTCTCTTTACGACGACCCTCTTCGACAGAACCGCAACCAAAGGCTATGATCCCGCCGCTCTTTAACTTCTTCTTAACAGGGCGTTTCCGCTTCTTAGAAGATTCGCCCCAGTTGTCGGCTCCCACTTTGCGACACTTTGCTACCGCTCCGCTTGCGTACGCGCTGGGCCACACCTTGTACCGAGCCTTGACCTTTTTTGCGCAAGCGTCGAGCTTTTTCTTTTTTGCTGGCATTAGTCTTCTCCTGCGGAGGCTTGGATATTTGTTGGGCCATAGACGTTCGACTTATGCTCATTGTACTTCGCACTCCGCACTAAAAAATCCTGCCACATTGGCTTGATCATGTTGTAATTCTCATCAACTTTATAAGTGATAACAGCCACATTGGCGTTCATGCCATACAACTGGAACGCTCCCCACCCTAAAAGCAAAACAATAATTGTGCTAAAGATATCCTGAGAATTAAGTTTCATGGTCCTACCACATTTTGCACGACCAGTATCTGGCCTTTAGTTTATCTAACGTACCTTTGTCACAACCGTGCCGCGCACGGAAAGACTTACGGCGTTCAGGGTTTGACTTCTTAATAGTCATATTAGCGTCCCCGAATCTGACGATCTTTTCTTTTCCCTTGTCACATGCCTTTACAACAAACTTCTTGCCGCCAGACACCTGACGCTTGGGCTTATTGCATTTCATCTTGGACTTGTCGATCTTAGGCATTAGATTGGCCCCACATTTTGAATGTAAACAAATTCCATTGACGCAGAAACATTGAAG